TGCAAGACGGCGTCGTGGCCATCGCCGTTGGCCTCGACGCCGTCTTGCAGCACCCGGAAACCGATACTCACGGCGCGCACCAGCCCGGCTTTGATCTCGCCCCAGGCCGTGTCGACGCGATCTCTCAGCGGACCGGGATCGGCGATCTTCGGGATCGACGCCGTGAAGGCGATGCCCTGATCAGTCGCGCGCTTGAGCCGCACCGTGCCGATGGGCTCGTCGCCGTTGTGCTGGTGCAAGAGCGCCAGCGGGTTCTTGAATTTCGCGCCCTTCGGCTCGATCACGTCGCCGAGCCGATCTGGCGTGGGCGTGGTCGCCCAGCCCTCGAAAGTGCGCTTGTCGGTGCCGTCGTCGACGGCGCGCACTTCGAGCATCGCATATGCCCGTTTTGGCATCGCGACCTCCGAATGTTGAGCGCCCTGGCGCGGGCTGCGGGTTGAGGAGAGCGTCTTACCAGCGCTGGTAAGACGGAGGGCGGCTAGAGCGCGCCCATTCGGTTGAGGATCGCGATCAGCGCAACAAGCAACGCGACGCAGGGGATGGCCCAGCGCAGCCATGTAAGACCGGCAGGGAACGGGATGCGGTAGGCGATGGCGCAGACGATCCCGACGACGACAAGCACGATCAGTGCAAAGACCAGTAGGGACATGACGTCCTCCCGCGATCAGCGAAGGACCGCGCCGCCAGCGACTTGCCGGTCGACGCAGTCGCACGCCGTAGAGCGCCAAGCCGTGATCACGAGCTCAGCGCCAAAGCCGATGGCGAAGGCGAAGACGAACAGGAAGACCGCGCGCCCGATCATGTGAGCTCACCTAGACGACACGAGCTCCGGCTTGGCGTGCCACGCCCAGGCGGTGCGGATGATCTCGTCGAAGTCGAGGCGCGGCTCCCAGCCGAGCACATCGCGAGCGCGCTTGATCGACGCGACCAACCGCCTCGGATCGTCAGGTCGGGCCGCGCCCATCCAAATCGGAACCTTGCGCCGACTGACGCGCTCGACCGCCGCGACGACATCCCACACCGACCGGCCCTTGCCAGAGCCGATGTTGAGCGTCACCGACGCGCCGTCGCGCAACAGGTGGTCGGCGGCGAGCACATTGGCGCGCGCGACGTCGTGGACATGCACGTAATCGCGCTCGCCGTTGCCGTCGCCGTGGACCGTGAACGCGGCCTTGTCGTCGCCAAGCGCGGCGCGCATCGCGAGCGGGATCGCGTGCGTCTCCGGATCGTGTTCCTCCCCGAGATCGCCCTCTGGGTCCGCCCCGGCGGCGTTGAAGTAGCGCAGCGCGACGGCGCGCAGCCCGTAGGCGCGGCTGTAGTCGCGGAGCATGAGCTCGGCGGCCCACTTGCTCGCGCCGTAGGCGTTGAGCGGCGCTGGAATGTAGTCCTCGACGAGCTCGTCGGTCGGGAGATGGCCGTACACCGCCGCCGATGACGAAAACACGATCTTGTCGACGCCGTGCCTGCGCATCGCGTCGAGGACGTTGAGCGTCCCGAGCGCGTTCGTCCGGTGATAGATCGCCGGGTCCTCGACCGCTTCGGCGACTGACGTCAGCGCCGCCAGATGCACCACGACGTCGGTGTGCGCGTCGAGCATCGCGTCGAGCATCGCCGGATCGAGCACGTCGCCGCAGACGATAGGCGCGAGCTTCCACATCCGTTCGGGCGGGTCGGCGATGTCGAGCACGCGCACGAACCAACCGGCCCTGCGCAGAGCCTTGACGGTCTGGCTACCGATGTAGCCAGCGCCTCCGATCACGAGCGCCGTGCGGCTCATAGGAACATGATCCGATATTCTTTTTCGAGGTCTTCGGGGCTGCGCTCGCGATCCTTCAGCCCCAGCCCCATCGCCAGCGCGACCGCGCCGTCGATGCGGAACCGCGCCTTGCTCTTGTCGATCTTCCGCCCGCCCGCCGGATCGGTGATCGCGACCGCGTTCCCCATGTTCCACGTCAGGATTGGGTTGCCGTCGTGGATCAGCGTGCCGTGCAGCACTTCCTTTTCGAGCGCGTCGACCGCCGGGCTCATGTCGCGGAACCCTTGGCCCCACGGCACGAGCCGCAGGCCGTCGTGGTGCTTGTCCTTCTCGCTCTCGCTGTGCGCGTAGGCTTGGAGCCCGACGCCATCAAACTCGCGCAGCAGGTTTTGCATTCCCCATCGGTCGTAGGCGAGGCCGATCACGTCGAAAGCGTCGCAGAGCTCGGCGATCTTTTGCGCGATGGCGCGCGGGTGGACCGCTCGCCCCGGCGTCGTCGATAGGAACCCCTCGGACGCCCATAGGCTGTAAGGCACGCGGTCGCGGCGCTCATGGTCTGCGATGTAGTCGGCGGGCTTCCAGAACCACGCACGAGCGCGGCTGTGGTTCTCGGCGCTGACGCCGATCAGCGCGCAGAGATCGACCTTCGCCGACAGGTCGAGCGCGAGGTAAATCTTCTCCCCCGGCTCCCACTTCGCGTCGCCTTTGCACGCCATCCAGTCGCGGCGCGAGATCAGCGCCGACGCCGGACTGACGCGCTGGTTGAGGTAGAGGTTCCGGACGCGTGGCTCGTCGGCGGGGAGACGGATCGCCTTCGCCATCGAGCTCGCAAGCTCGTCGAGCGAGCGGAAGTCGCCGAGCGCGGGGTTCGCGGCGTGCCAAGCCTTCTCGTCGTCGAGCGCGCAATCCTCCGGCGCGGCGTACAGGTGACAGACGGTGGTCGGATCGGCCCCGCTGAGCCCGTCGTCGATCAGCTTCGACAGGATGTGCTCGGGGTCGTTGCTCTGCGTCGAGATCGCCAGAAAGAGCGGCTCGGCGCGCGCGCCCATGCTCGTGTCGAGGACGTCGTACAGGTCGCGGTTACGCGCCTGCGCGAGCTCGTCGAAGATGACGAAGGTCGGGTTCAAGCCGTGCTTGGTGCCGACCTCGGCGCTGAGCGCGCGATAGAACGAACCGTTGCCGTAACAAACGATGGTCTTGGTCGACGCGATCACGCGCAGCCGGGCGAGGAGCTCCGGCTCTGCCTCGACCATCTGTCGAGCCATCTTGAACACTTGCGCCGCCTGTTCACGATCATTCGCCGCGCTGTAAATTTCGCCGTTGCGCTCGGCTTCGGGGCCGACGAGGTGAACCAGCACCAGCGCCGCCGCCAGAAGGGTCTTCCCATTCTTGCGCCCCAGCGAGAACACAGCGCGACGCACAAGCCGTGCGCCGTCTTCGTACTGCGGCGCATAGACGTCGAAGATAAAGCGCCGCTGCCAGGGTCGGAGGCGCACATATTCGCCGACGCCTTGGCCTGACGGGACCGTCAGCCTTTCGATGAACGCGCAGACACGCTCGGCTCGCTCGGTGTTACCAGTCGAAGCTGCGCGCCGCCGAAGAGGCCAGCGAATTTTCCGCCGTCTTCCGCCGCTTCCATTTCGAGCCGCGTTCTTGCGCTTGGCGACATGCCGAGCCGGTCGCTTGCGCGAAGGATGATCTCGGCCTGTTTCGAGATCACCGCGAGGCTCGGGTGCGCTGTCTTCTGGCCGGTGCTCCCCGTCGACGTCATGCCCTCGCGCGCCACTTGCGCGATGCTGTTTCGGAACAGGACCCATGCGATGCAAAACACCGCGAGCACCGGGGCGTCGGCTGACGTGTAGAGCCCGTCAGGCATCGAGGCCACCGCGCGATCCCATTCCTTCGCGGCTTCGCCGGTCACGAAATCGGGCTTGACGCACGGTCCGGTGGGGTGCGGCTCCCTCTCGTTGATCGGGTGGTGACCCGGAACGCCTTCAAGCCGCCGCAGCTTCGTGGGCTTCGGCTTTGGTCCGCGCGTTCCCATGCGGGCGTCCCTTCGAGCTCGTCGGACGATCAGGCTTGCGGTGCGTCTCGCGCACGATCTGCGCAGCCGCCGAAGGCCAGTGGATCGAGTGATGGATGCGGACCTTCTTGGTGAAGTAATAGAGCGCGCTAATCTTCACCGCAGAGGGACAATACATCACTGAATAGAAGGACTTAAGATAGGTCCCGGTGTCGAGGTAGAGCTCCGTCATGCCGCCGGGGTTGGATTGCGTCTGCGACTGGATCACCTCGATACGCGGCAGCGTCAGGAACACGCCGCCGAGGCGGCTGAGACTGACGTAGGTGTTCACGTCCTCGTTGACGCGACCGACGAAAGCGAAGGGGCGCTCGACGTCGCACAGGAACGTGTTCATGGCCTTGCGGATCGTGACCCCGCCAGGACCGGCGATGTGGTCGCCGCCCTGCGACATCGCAATCGACAGCGCCGGGATCGTCTCGAAGTAGGCGAGCATTTCTTCGATCACGATGTCGAGGCACTCGGCGCGGACGTGCGAGCCTTCACCGCGACGATCAGTGCGCAGATAAAAGCTCGTATAGTCGTCGTCGCACTCCATGAAGTAGCGGACGCCGACGTTGCGCGCGAGCTCCCAACAAGCGTTGCGCGCATAGAAGACCGAACGGCGATCTCCGAAGCTATCGCCTTCGTCGAACTCGGCGGCGATCTTCTCCTTGGAGAACACGAGCACGGCGTCGCCGAACTCACGGCGGTAAGCGTCTCCGGCGCGATCTTCGTCGTCGATCACGATGTAAATTTTGCCGGTGTAGCAGAACCGGCGCAGCGCCTTGAACGTCTGCACATTGTCGGCGCGACCGTGCGTCAGGATGAAAATCGCGAAGTCGTCGCGCACGGCTAAGCCGCCTGATCCTCGACGAGCTCGTCGGCGATCTCGGCGGCGTCGGCGAGCCCTTCGAGGCGCTTGTTGATGCGGACGAAGCCGTTCTCGATGGCGGCTTCAAAGTCGACGATCACGAGCGCGCTGGCCTCGAAAAGCCGCTGCACGTCGGCGGGCGCGTGCGCGTAGTAGTCGGCGATGCGGTGGAAGTTGAAGACGACGTGTCGATCCGCCGCCATTTCGAGAAACGCGCGGACGTCGTCGGGGAGCTCAGCGTCGTTGATCGCGACCTTGAGCTCGTTGGCTTTCGTGCTGTCGGTGAGATCGGCGACCGGAGGCTGAT